TACAAGACACAAGAATCATATCGTCTAGATTATATTGCTGAAGTTGAACTTGGTCAGAAGAAATTAGACCACTCTGAGTTTGATACATTCCGAGATTTTTATCGAAATGGGTGGTCTAAATTTATTTCATACAATATTAAGGACGTAGAGCTAATAGATCAATTAGAAGATAAAATGAAGCTAATTGAGTTGTGCTTTACGATGGCTTATGATGCAAAGATTAACTTCAATGATATTTTCTTTCAAGTAAGAACCTGGGATTCAATTATTTACAATTACCTAAAAAAGAGAAATATTGTAATTCCTCATAAAGGCTTATCTGAAAAAAATGATAAGTTTACTGGTGCCTATGTAAAAGAACCAAAGCCAGGAATGTATGATTGGATTGTTTCTCTAGATCTTGACAGTCTTTATCCACATCTAATTATGCAATTTAATTTAAGTCCTGAGACTTTAGTTGAAGCAAAACACCCAACAGTAACAATAGATAAAATCTTAAATCAAGAATTAAATTTTGATGATTATAAAGATTATTGTATCTGTGCAAATGGTGCAATGTATCGCAAAGATGTTCGTGGATTTCTTCCAGAACTAATGGAAAAAATGTATGACGAACGAAAACTTTTCAAGAAGAAAATGCTTGATGCAAAGAAGCAATATGAAAAAACTCCAACAAAAGAATTAGAGAGAGAAATTGCTAGATGTAATAATATTCAGATGGCAAAAAAGATTTCTTTGAACTCTTGTTACGGAAGTTTAGGAAATCCATTTTTTCGTTATTATAAATTGGAAAACGCTGAAGCAGTTACATCTTCAGGACAGGTTGTAATTCGTTGGATTGAAAATAAACTCAATCAATACTTTAGTCGCATTCTTAAAACTGAAGATGTTGATTATGTGATTGCTTCTGATACTGATTCTATAATTCTTAATATGGGTTCTTTAGTTGAAACTGTATTCAAAGGAAAAGAAAAAACTACTAAAATGGTTGTTGATTTTCTTGATAAGATGTGTAAGGTAGAACTTGAAAAGTATATTGAAGGTTGCTATCAAGAACTAGCAGACTATTTGAATGCTTATTCTCAGAAGATGAGAATGAAAAGGGAAAACATTGCAGACCGTGGAATATGGACAGCTAAAAAGCGTTACATTATGAACGTCTGGGATAGTGAAGGTGTTCGTTATGAAGAACCTAAACTCAAGATAATGGGAATTGAAGCAATCAAGTCTTCTACTCCAGCACCTTGTCGTAAGATGATTAAAGATTCTCTTAAGATTATGATGAGTGGAACTGAGGATGATGTAATTAAGTTCATTGAAGATTGTCGAGTTAAATTTAAAACCTTTTCTCCTGAAGAGATTGCCTGTCCAAGAACAGTTTCTGATGTGGATAAGTATAAATCATATTCTACAATTTATAGTAAAGGAACTCCAATTCACGCTCGTGGTTCACTTTTATTCAACCATTATATTCAAAAGAATAAACTTACAAATAAATATTCTCTGATACAAAATGGTGAAAAAATCAAATACATATACCTAAAAGTTCCAAATATAATTCACGAAAATGTAATTTCGTTTATTCAAGATTTTCCTAAGGAATTGAATCTTGACAAATACATTGATTATGATTTACAATTTGAAAAATCATTTCTAGAACCACTCAAAAATATTTTAGACTCTGTTGGGTGGAGAGTTGAAAAAACATCTAGTTTAGAGTCTTTTTTCGTTTAAAATAGGAGAAACATATGGGGCTGTTAGATGAAATTGTAAAAGAAGTTGGTGGTGAGTATGCACAACTTGCATCTAATATTGATGAGACTGAAACTTATGTTGACACGGGTTCGTACATTTTTAATGCACTGGTTTCAGGTAGCATATTTGGTGGTGTATCTGGCAATAAGATTACTGCTATTGCTGGAGAGTCTTCTACTGGAAAGACTTTCTTCAGCCTCGCCGTGGTTAAGAATTTTCTTGATAATAATCCCGATGGTTATTGTCTCTACTTTGATACTGAAGCCGCTATTACCAAATCCCTCTTGGAGTCACGCGGCCTCGATACATCAAGGATTGTCGTGGTTAATGTTGTCACCGTAGAAGAGTTTCGCAGCAAAGCACTTAAGGCAGTTGACCTTTATATGAAGAAAAAGGAAGATGAAAGAAGTCCTTGTATGTTTGTTCTGGATTCTTTAGGAATGCTTTCGACAAATAAAGAAATAGGAGATGCTCTTGCAGAAAAAGATTCAAGAGATATGACGAAAGCCCAATTGATTAAGGGTGCATTTCGTATGCTAACTCTCAAATTGGGAAAGGCAAAAATTCCAATGATTGTAACGAATCACACTTATGAAAGTATGAGTATTTACAGTGGAAAGCAAATGAGTGGGGGTTGTTTAGTTGCTGGAACTAAAATTCTTACTCGCTCTGGGTATAAAAATATTGAGAATGTTACTATTGAAGATTATGTTTTTACAAAGGAAGGTGAATTTAAAGAAGTACTACAAACACATAGTTTTAATAATAAAAGACTTCTTCAGATTGAATTTGAGGATGGATATATTGTAACTTGTACCCCAGAGCATAAATTTTTAATTGGTGATGAATGGATTGATGCTAATAGTTTAGTTGTGGGAGATTCTGTTTCTAAAATATAAAATTGGTATAGGGTTAAAATACATTTGGTATAAATATTAATAGATGTATTATACATATGTTTTTAAATAACAAATATACAAAAACCTACATGCTTATTATTGATAGTAGAAAAAGAATGAAAAGAAAAAGGGGAAATGGTGTAATTTATGATTCTCATCATATTATACCAAAGTGTATGGGTGGTAGTAACGATAAATCTAATAAGGTTTTATTAACTCCAAGGGAACATTTTATAGCACATAGGTTACTTATTAAAATGGTTGACTCACCATATAAAAAAAGTATGTATTGTGCTATAGTTAGATTTCTTGGAAAAAACGCCGATAGAAGTTTAATAAAGAAAAATTCAAGAACCTATCAGCATATAATAGAACAAAACAGAAAACATATGTCTGGAGTAAATAATCCATTTTACGGAAAAACTCACTCCAAAGAAACTAGAGATTTTATATCAAAATTTAATAAAGAATATCAATTGGATAATAAAAATCCATTTTATGGAAAGGAACATACCGTAGAAACAAAGAAACTGTTATCTGAATTGAAAAGTAATCCAATACGAGTATATTTTGAAAATGGAAATATAGAAGATTTTACTCAATATAAATTTCTTGGAACTTATTTGGGGATGTCCGAACATCTTGGGTGTAAAATATGTAAACCACAATATCATTATTTACTTTCAAAATATAAAATTATAAAAATAGAAAAATTATGAAAACTCTAAAAATTAAATCAATCAAAGAAGTTGGAATTGGCAATGTGTACGATATTACTGTTGATAAGTATGAAAATTATATTTTAGAAAACGGTGTTATAACACACAATTCTGGATTGCAATATGCATCTTCAACTATCATCTATCTTTCAAAATCTAAAGAAAAAGATGGTACTGAAATTGTTGGAAACATTATTCGAGCAAGAACACAAAAATCACGGCTAAGTAAAGAAAATAAAGATGTGGAGATTCGTTTATTTTATGATGAACGAGGTCTTGACAGATATTATGGATTGCTTGAGCTTGGTGAGCTTGGTGGTATGTGGAAGAATGTAGGAGGACGTTATGAATTTAATGGTAAAAAGATTTATGGTAAAGAAATTCTAAAAAATCCAGAACAATACTTTACTGAAGATGTAATGGAAAAACTTGATGCAATTGCAAAAATAGAATTTTCTTATGGCAATTGAACTTAATGACTTAATACAGATTTATGATAATGTTTTAGAAAAGAAGTATTGTGATTTTTTAATTGAACTATTTGAAATACAATCTGAAAAACAAGAGATAATTGAAAATGATGGAAAACCAAACTTCACTCAATTCAATCTGACTCAAAATTGTAAACTCAATGAAGAAATTAATAACGTTCACAACTACTTAATTTCTAAAGTATTTGAATGTAAGAAAAAATATTATGAGTTAGTTGATACACGATGTTTTCCTGAAAAACATAATTTTGAAGAATTCAGAATCAAAAAATATGATACAAGTGGAAATCAAAGATTTGACACTCACGTAGACGTTCAGGACTATGAGAGTGCAAGAAGATTTCTTTCGTTTATGTTTTATTTGAATGATGTTTCAGAAGGTGGAGAAACTGTTTTTGAAGACCTTACAATCACACCAAAGTGTGGTAGAGTGATTGTGTTCCCTCCTTTATGGATGTACCCTCATAAGGGCTGTCCTCCTACAAGCAACGAAAAGTATATTCTCAGTACATATTTTCACTTTAAATAATGGAAAAAATTGAATTTTTAATTATCAGAAATCTACTTTATAATGAAGACTACTTAAGAAAAGTATTACCATTTCTCAAACCCGAATATTTTGAAGACCAGAATCAAAGAGTAGTATTTGAAGAAATTTTAGAATTTGTTTCTGAATACAATAATCCACCAACAAAAGAAGTTCTTTCGATTGAAACTCAAAAGAGAACAGATGTAAATGAAGACCAATTCAATAAGATTATTCATCTTATTGAATGTCTGGAAAATATATCTTCAGAACAAAATTGGTTAATTGATACTACTGAAAAGTGGTGTAGAGAAAGAGCAATTTATCTTGCTCTGATGGAAGCAATTCAATTGGCTGATGGTAAAGGAGATAAATCTAAAGATTCAATTCCATCAATTCTTCAAGATGCACTTGCAGTATCTTTCGATAATCATATTGGACATGATTATTTTCAAGATTATGAAGAAAGATATGACTATTATACACGCAAAGAAGAAAAACTTGAATTTGATATTGAATATCTGAATAAGATTACCAAGGGTGGAATTATAAAGAAAACGATGACGATTCTGATGTCGCCTACTGGTGTTGGAAAAAGTCTTGCTCTTTGTCACATCGCTGCTTCAACACTTCTTCAAGGTAAAAATGTTTTATACATTACCTTAGAAATGTCTGAAGAAAAAATTGCAGAAAGAATTGATGCAAATTTATTGAATGTAGATATTAAAGATTTTGCTTCATTACCGAAGACTATTTTTGATACTAAAATAAATTCTCTCTCCAAAAAAACTCAAGGAACTTTAATCATTAAAGAATATCCTACAGCTTCCGCTCACTCAGGACATTTTAATTCGTTATTGAATGAACTTTATTTGAAAAAATCATTTAAACCAGACCTGTTGGTAATTGATTATATGAATATTTGTTCTTCATCCAGATATAAAGGAAATATGTCTGTGAATTCTTATAGTTATGTAAAATCCATCGCAGAAGAACTTCGTGGTCTTGCTGTAGAGCATAATGTTCCTCTAATTACAGCCACTCAGGTAAA